TGGCGCGAGCGGCATTGCGTTGGCAGCTCTGGCACCGGCTGTGGTCATCGACGTGATCCTGAACGCACCGGCATCTGAGATTGCTGTGGCCGCGATCACGCCGTTGGTGCAGACGGGAGCATCTGTGCCCGTCCCTGCCGCCGACATTGCGTTTGCGGCGTTGGTGCCGCTGTCGGCCGGTGGTACAGGAGCCTTGCTTCTGGTTTCTGCTGTGGACATTGCCTTTGCGGCTTTGGCACCAGTAGTGGCGACCGGCACCAGCTTGAGCATCCCGCTGGTAACGATCACCATTGCCGCCGAGGTGCCGGAGGTATCGGCAACCTTGGGAGGAGACTATTTCGGCAGCATGGCCGTTCAGCTGTACGGCTGGGAGTCTGAGTTCTTCATCCCCTGGTGGGGCAACTAAGACATGGCCGCTCCTAACCTTAAAACCCCGACCACGATCACGGGCAAGACGGTCGGCTACGCCGTCACCACCAGTTTGGCTGCCGCGCTCACCAACAGCGCCGCCAGCGGCAAGGCGCTGAAGATCAACAGCGTCTACTGCGCCAATGTTGATGGACTTAACGCAGCGGACATCACGCTGGAGCACTACAACGGCACTACCGGCTTCAAGATTGGCAATACCATTTCAGTGCCGGCTGATGCCACACAGGTGCTTGTAACCCGCGAGGCATACATCTACTTGGAGGAAGGCCATAGCCTCCGCGCTCAGGCCAGCGCTGCCGGCGACCTGGAACTAGTGATCGGCTACGAGGAGATCAGCTGATGATCGGCTTGAATGGCGGGCTAGTTGGCCGGCCACGGTCCCTGTATGCCAATACAGGCATCTGGACGCCAAATGAGCAGCGGCTGTCCAAGAATGATTCGTACTGGGACAGCGTGAGCCTGCTGCTCCACATGGATGGTGCAAATGCAAGCACGACGTTCACTGATACAAGCAAGAACGCACTAGCCGTCACAGCTAGTGGTAATGCCCAAATCAGCACGGCGCAGAGTAAGTTTGGAGGAGCAAGTGGGTTATTTGATGGTACGGGAGACTATCTGAGCATTGCCAATACAAGCCTGCTTGAGTTCAGCACGGTTGACTTTACTGTCGAAATGTGGGTTAATACGACTCAGAATAGACAGTATGCGACTTTAATCAGTAGGGGGAACGCGACCTTTACGGGCGGGGCATGGACATTATTGATAAATAATGCCAGTGCTACTGCTGGCGATATTGCTGTATATTGTGCGGCGTATAGCGGGGCAAGCACTTTGTTAAGCACGTCAACAGTTAACATCCGAGATGGCGCATGGCACCATATCGCGTGGGTGCGCCGCAATAGAGTGGATCATTACATATACGTTGACGGCGTAGAGCGAGCAAGCCGGCTTAGCACGTTATTTGACATTCCCTCATTAAACACTACGACATACATTGCATATGATGCAAACTTTACTCCAAGGGACTTTAATGGCTACATTGACGATCTCCGCATCACCAAAGGCGTCGCCCGCTATACCGCTAACTTCACGCCTACTGGCGCTCCATTCCCTGACGCCTGATGCTGTACTCCTATCAAGGTGCCGAGCCTGCCGCATTGCCGCATCGCATCCGCCTGTCAAACGGCAGCACACGCACTGATGCGAGCACCTTCACGCCAGCCGAACTGACTGACGCCGGCTACAGCGGCCCACACGACAGGCCGTCGTGCGATTCGCTGACCGAGACCGTCACCTGGGACGGCACCAGCTTCTCAGTGCGGCCTTTCAATGCTGCAGAAGTTGAGGCGCAGTGGATGCTGGTCCGCCAACAGCGCAACGCACTACTGGAAGCAAGCGACTGGACGCAGATCGAGGACTACGACCTCGGTGCTGATCGAGCAGCATGGGCCACCTATCGGCAAGAGCTGCGAGACATCACAACGCAGGCCAATCCACTAGACCTCAACTGGCCGCAATCTCCAGCCTAGACTTCCTGTAACGCATCAACACCATGGCCAGCCTCATTTACAACTCCTGTATCGACGACATGGCCCGTGGCGCCATCGATTTCGATACCGATACCTTCAAGGTGATGCTGGTTACCAGCACATACGTCGCCAACAAAGATACGCACACCAAGCGCTCGGACGTCACTAACGAAGTCTCTGGTACCGGCTACACCGCTGGAGGCGTCACCAGCGCCTGCACCGTCACCAAAGACACCGCCAACGACAAGGTGACACTCAGCCTGGCCGCTGTCAGCTGGGCCACTTCAACCATCACCGCACGCGGCGCCGTGTACTACAAATCCCGTGGTGGTGCCAGCAGCGCCGATGAACTGGTGGCCTACGTGGATTTCGGCGGTGATGTCAGCAGCACTGGCGCCACCTTCAGCCTCGGCGCTAGCACCATCACGCTGCAGAACTAATGGCCACGTTCCCCGCGCTGAAACCGGCAACACGCCGCTACAGCATGGGCGTGTTTCCTGTTACCGAAGAACGCGGCTTCGGCGGCGGCTCGATCCGCTTCCGCCATGGCAGCACCGCTTACGGCCACACCCTCGAGCTTGGCTTCGTCGCGCTGACGCAAGCCCAGGCCAAGCTCATCCGCGATCACTACCGCGAACAGCAGGGCGGTTACCGCTCATTCCCGCTTAGCAGCGAAGCATGGGCAGGGCATACCAGTTTCGTTGACCTGGTGCCTGCGACAACTTACTGGCGATACGGCTCTGCACCACAAGAAGTGCACCTGACTGGCGGCTATATCAATGTTGGCCTGTCATTGCTTAGTGTTCCAGCAATCATCAGCGGCGGAGCGCCCGGTATATCACGGACCGTGACTGCATCGTTTGTCGGCGGCGCAGCAAGCGGTAGTTAGGCTGGATTGTGTGCGGTCATTCAATGACGCCTGAGGAAGTCGCCGCTATTGCCGTTGCATTGCTGGCCGGATCTGAGCTGCTGAGCTACATGCCAGGCGACAAGGCCAATGGTTGGGTGCAGTTGGCGCTGGCTGCACTAAAGGGTATTGCCGCCGCCGCAGAAGCTGCTGGCAACGACAAGAAGCGAGGCCGCCGTCGGTGATTGAGGTTGCAGCTGCCGTGATCGGTGCAGCCGTTGCCATTGGCGCCAGCGGCGTGGGCAGCTTCATCCGTCGAGATGACGAGGCGGGCAAGGCCGTCGTGCGTTTGACTGCAGCGGTAGAGCACATTGCTGGTGAGGTCAGCCTCCTTCGCGCTGAGATCAAGGAGGACCGCCAGGAACTGTATCCGCGACTTAATGGCATCGAGCAGCGATTAGCAAAGCTGGAGGCGCGATTTTGACCATCATCCAACTGGCTGATGCTGCCAAGCACTACAAGCAGTTGAGCCATCAACTGGCAGCATGGAATTGGCTGCAGGATCAATTGAAGGATGATCAGCTTGCGGAGTTCGCGGAGCTGTACCGCGCCGATCCACCACCCAAGGCATTGCCGCCGCCGGGTTGGGTGGCACCAGCTTTGAAGATCATCAAGGCATGGGAAGGCTGCGAACTTGATGCCTACCAATGCGCAGCTGGCGTCTGGACGATCGGTTACGGCACCACTCGCTATCTGGATTCGCCGGTGCGCAAGGGTGACAAGATCAGCCAAGCCATGGCCGATGAGCTGCTGGCCAATGACGTGGAGACCTTGTTCGGTCCGGGTGTGCTGCAGCTGCTACCCATGGCTCGCGGCTGGCATGTGGACCGCATCGCTGCGCTGATCAGTTTTGCCTACAACGTCGGGCTGGCCGCAGTCGAAGAGTCAACACTGCGCAAGCGACTGCTGAAGGGTGAGGAGCCCTGCGCCGTGGTGCGGCAGGAGCTGGCCAAGTGGGTCCATGCTGGTGAGGCCGTCCTGGCTGGATTGGAGCGTCGCCGCCAAGCCGAGATTGATCTGTTCTGCAACGCCGGGCGTGTGCCCGTGCAGCAGAGCGGTGCGCTCGGTCCGCTGAAAGTGCCGTACTACAGCCAGCGCGATTCACAGGTAGCTGGCCAAGCCAGCCGCATGTGCTTCTCGTCCAGCTGCGCCATGCT